AATTGTAACGGTTGATAAAGATGGTAAAAGAAAAGTTGTAGATACTGAAGACCGTCAATATAATACAAACTTTGTAAACCTTAGAGATAGATATACTAAATTACAAAGGTCTTATTATGAAACCAGTCAGGGTGCACAATCAATGGCATATCACCAAGTTCGTAGAGAACTTTTTAGAGATTATGATGCTATGGACCAAGACCCAATTATATCATCTGCTTTAGATATATATGCGGATGAAAGTACAACTAAGAACGAATATGGTGATGTACTTCAAATTAAATCCACAAACGAAAACGTAAGAGAATTACTTCATAATTTATTCTATGATATAATGAACATAGAATTTAATTTGTGGCCTTGGGTTAGAAACTTAGTAAAATATGGAGATGCATTTTTAGCATTAGAAATTGCAGAAAAGAGGGGTGTTATAAATGTAATGCCACATTCTATATATAATGTAGAAAGATTGGAGGGTACTGACCCTAATAATCAAAACTATGTAAAATACAAAGTTGAATTAGACCGTTTTGGTAAAAAAGAATATGAGCAGTATGAAATGGCTCACTTCCGTATGTTATCAGATACTAACTTCCTACCTTATGGTAAATCTATGGTAGAAGGTGCAAGAAGAATTTGGAAGCAATTATCTCTTATGGAAGATGCGATGTTAATCCATCGTATTATGAGAGCACCTGAAAAAAGAATATTTAAAATTGACATAGGTAATATCAATCCTATTGAAGTTGATGGGTATATGCAAAAGATTATTAACAAAATGAAGAAAACTCCATTTGTTAATAAAGAAACTGGTGATTATAACTTAAAATACAATATACAAAATCTTACTGAAGATTTCTTCTTACCTGTTCGTGGTAGTGATAGTGGTACATCTATCGAAAACTTACAAGGTTTAGAATATGCAGCTATTGAAGATATTGAGTATCTAAGAGGTAAATTATTTGCAGCATTAAGAGTTCCAAAGGCTTACTTATCTTATGATGAGAATGTTAATGGTAAAGCTACATTAGCTGCAGAAGATGTTCGTTTTGCTAGAACTATTGAAAGAATTCAACGAACAGTTGTTAGTGAATTAACTAAAATAGCAATTGTACACTTAGCAGCTCAGGGAATTGAAGATTCGGAAATGACAAACTTTGAATTAACTCTTACTAACGCTTCTACTATCTATGAGCAGGAGAAAGTTAATTTGTGGAGTGAGAAAGTTAGATTAGCATCTGATGCAAAAGCACTCAATATGTTATCATCTGATTGGTCATATCATAATATATTTGGATTATCACAGGATGAAGTTGATATCGAAAGAGCTAAAGTAATCTTAGACCTTAAAGATAGATTCAGACACACTTCAATTGAACAGCAAGGACAAGACCCGGCTAATCCACCACAACAACAAAATGTGGAAGAAGAAATTGGTAAATTAAAAACTGAAATTGAATTAAATAGAGGTGTTGGAAGGCCAAAAGAAGGAAACACTTATGGTAAAGATAAACATCCGTATGGTAGAGACCCATTAGGAGATAAGGAAAATCATAAGGAAAGAAAGAGGGATGATAGACACTTAAATGCAAATGCAAAAAAATTAGCAAGAGAATATATAAACGGAATTTCATCAAAAAAGAAGGTTTTAAACGAAAAATCTGATATGTTGGATGAAAAAAACCTATTAGATGACACTAAAATTTAATAAAGAAAAATTTGTTTATATTTATATGTGTTAGTTTATAGGGTAGATTAAATATAGGGTAATTAAATGAAAAAAATTAAACATTCCAAGTTTAAGAACACTGGAGTGTTATTTGAGCTTTTAGTAAGACAAATAACATTGGAAGTTCTTAATGGCGATAAGAAAGAAACCGCTAAAAACATTGTAAGAGAGTTCTTTGCTCCAAATACGGAGTTAAACAAAGAATTACGTCTTTATGATATACTATTAAAGGAGAAATATAGCTCTGAAACAAAAGCGGATAGATTAGTAGAGACTGTGTGTGATGCACATGCTAAATTAAACCAATCGGCATTATCAAAAGAGAAATTTAATCTTATAAAAGAAGTTTCGGCTAAGTTTGATATAGAACAATTCTTATCATCGCCTATAACTAATTATAAAGTTTTAGCTTCTATATATAAAGTATTTGAATCTAAAAGAGAATCTAATTATGATATTAAAGATATTTTTAATTCAAAAATTACTTTAATTGAAAATATTACATCTAAGCCCTCTCAAAAACTTCAACCAACAGAAGATAAGAAGTTGATTGAATCCTATAAACAACAAGACAAAGACCTTAGATTACTTACCTATAAAATATTAGTAGAAACTTTTAATAAAAAATATACAAATTTAGATGATTCTCAAAAGAATTTATTAAAAGAGTATATTAATAATATTACCAATACTACAAAATTCAAAGATTACGTTTTAATCGAACTTCCAAAGATTGTATCTGAATTAAAATCAATCAAAGGAAAGGTAAACGATAAAGTTACTACTATTAAATTATCTGAAACTATTTCTGTTTTAGAAAAAATGAAAATGGGTAAAACTGTATCGGATTCTCAAGTTTCATCAATTATGCTTTCGTATGAGTTAATTAAAGAACTTAAATCTAAACTAAAATAATGGAAGCTAGATTAAAAGAGGCTATTAGAAAATACGTTAGAGAGCGTAATATGAAAAAGACATTGGATGAGATGTCTGTAACTGGAAATGTAGCAGGATACGATACACCAGCAGCATTTTCAAAACCAGGTCAAACCAAAAAGAAAAACAATAGATTAGCTAGTGTAACTGGTGGAACTGTTGTTGATAATTTGGAAGAAGGTGAAAAGGATTGGGCTTTGGGTGATGTGCCTGCTAGTAAAGATGAAGCACTACCAATGAAACCAACAGCAGCAAAAGAAGTTGATAAAGCTAAAGTTGCAGATATTAGTGGAATGATTGTTGCAGAAAATAGATGGTTAGAACTTAAAAGAGAAGAATCTTCACCAAAAGCAAAAGTTGGTAGAGGGGTTTCTAATATACAAAAACAACTTTCTGAAATGGAAAAGTTTGTTAATTGGTATTCTAAAATTAAGACAGAAAATGGACTTAAGAAAGAAGATTACTGGAAAAGAACAAACGCATCCCTATATAAAATCAGAGAAAGGTTAATGAGAATAACTGAAAAATTAAGAACTTTATAAAATGCCAGCAGTATCTAAAGCACAACAAAGATTTATGGGAATGGTTCATGCAGCTCAAAAGGGTGATATGGAAAATCCATCACCTGAAGTACAAAAAGCAGCAGATTCAATGTCCGATAAAGATGCTAAAGATTTCGCATCAACATCACATAAAGGTTTACCAAATAAAAAAGAAAATATGATAACTAGAAATAGACTAAAGGAAATCGTTAAGGAAGTAATGGTAGAAGAAGCAGAATACCAAGCATTCTTTAAAAAGGCTTTGGAAAAAGCTGGTAAGGGTATCAATGATATGAATGATGATGAAAAGAAAGCATTCTTTAACAAAATTGATACTGCTTGGAATGGTAAGGGTGAGAAAAACGAAGAATTAACTGGTGGTCAGCATAAATTGGATGTTGATAAAGATGGTGATATTGAAGGAGATGATTTATCAGATTTAAGAGCTGGTAAAACTAATGAAGATATTGCAACCGAATTACCAAAGGCTTCAATTCCATCGGCAGTTAAGCAAAGATTAGGAATGGCTATTGATAAAATTAAAGATGCCAAACTTAGTAATGTTCAAAAATTACAATTAGTAGCACAGGTTGTAGATGCATTAGGTGTAGATAAAACACAATTAGGTACAATAGCTACTAGAATCCGTAATAAAATGGAATCTAAAAAATAAGAATATAAAATGAAATCACTCTTAATAGAAACAAACCTATTCGAAGGTAAGGTGAATGAAGATGAAGGAGGAAGAACCTTAGTAAAAGGTATTCTACAAAGAGCATCTGCTGAAAACCAAAATGGTAGAGTATATCCTAAAGAAATCTTAATGAGAGAGGCTAAGAAATACGAAGTCTTAATCAAAGAACGTAGAGCATTGGGTGAATTAGACCACCCGGACTCCACTGTAATTAACTTAAAAAATGTGTCTCATAACGTAAGAGAAATCCATTGGGAAGGTGATGACCTTTGTGGTACGGTAGAAATTCTACCAACACCATCTGGTAATATCTTAAAAGAATTATTGAAAGCTGG